TTTGTGTAACTTCTCTTTATATTCGTTTAGAGAAAAGCTATTAACCTAACTAACTTACTGACTAAGAAAGCTTCTAAAGGTTACCGCTCTAAAGGTTACCGCCTTAAAGGTTACCGCTTCTAGAGTTAAGCTAGAGATTTAAAGGATAACTTCTTTTTATGTACGCAGGGGTAACTATGCTTTATTTTGACTTAATCTTATTAGCTATCTTTTCCCCACTTCTAACCACAAAGTAACCACCGATTGCAGTAACTAATAAAGCCTTGAGCAATCCTATCCACTCTGAAGCCATTTTAAAGCCTTCTAAGGAACTATCTAACATAATGAATACAAACATACAGATTAATAAAAAGGCAAGCGTTAGAGGTCTTATATTCTTAGAAGCCCACGAATCACTATGTAGGTCAGCTTCCCAACGTCTAGTTATCTCTGTCTCTAGTTGCATATCATATTGGAGCTCCTGAAGTAGTAAGTCTTTGTCTTCTTTACTAATTGCTTTATCTCCTTTAATTGCATCTCCTAGCTTCTCTAAGGCCTTAACTCCTGTTAAGTTACCTGCTATCTCTAAAATCTCAGGCGCAAAGCTTTTACCTTGTTTAGCTAAAAACCTTAAAGCGTCCCCTACTCTAGTAGTTCCGTTCTTTTCTTTATATGTTAATTTCGGTTTGCTATTATCCATAGTATTAGTGTTATAGTTAAAAGTCTGTTTATAAGCATAAGAGTTTTAGGGTACTTAGTAGAGTCTTCTCTAATTGTAGCGCCCCCAATAAATGAAAGTATTATAAAAATCTCCCTTAGCTTACTCACAATCTTTAAAGTAGTTTATTATATCTATATATTCTTTTTGTACGTCAAAACTAGGACAGGCCTTAGAGCTGAATTCGTTATGTCCGTGTATTGTGCTATTTGGATACCCATTCATTAAATCCATTATAAGAGCTTCTAAGCTCTCCTTTTGGTTTTCTGTCCTTGTATCTTTAGGTTTCATATTAGAGTCAACACCGCCCACGTATGTAATACCTATAGAGCCTTTGTTATATCCCCTGACGTGAGCACCCTGTCTTTCAACGGGCCTCCCTTCGTGTAGGTTTCCTTCAAGGTCTATTATATAGTGATACCCTATATCTGACCAACCCCTATCTAAGTGCCATTGTCTTATAGTGTCCACAGATACATCTCTACCTTCAGGGGTGGCTGTACAATGTATTATAATTTTATTTATTGCTCTCATTTCTATACTCTTCTGCTTCGTGCCACTCAGTTTTGCTGTAGTCTTCTAGCTCATATATTTCTCTTATTAGTCTTTCGTTTTCTAGCCTAGTCTGCTCCCTATTTACTCTACCATCTAAGACTGAATTTACAATCCTTACTATAGACCAAACCACGCCCAAAGCTGAGATTAAAAAGCTCATAGAACTTAGGTTAAAATCTCCATTGTCAACGTATTCTAAGACAGCTTCTCTTGTGCTTAATATCCAAAGCCCATAAGTACCATAGTCTGCAATCAACTTAATCATATTAATCAAAATGCACCTTCCTTTTTTGCGGGGGTAGTTAATAAATAATTCATAGTTTTAAATCTCCCAACCTCCAAAGTTGGTATCTCTACTAGGGCTTAATTCGTCATTAGAATTTGTTAAGTACTCAGGGTACAAAGAAGGATAGCTACACAAGTGGTCTACCATTCTATTAGCGTAATGTTGTGCTGTATCTCTAGTAGCTTCTACCATCATATTAAGGTCTGCTTTAGTTAACGTCTCAGCGGCTTCACTAGTGTGTTTAAAGACACCTTTGTTATTGATACTGAATTGACTAAATGGTAAGAACTCTAGTAATGCGTACTGAGCCAATATAGGCTTAATGTGTGTAGTCATTAAAGTCTCATAGTCTCCTGTAAGTGTGTTAGCTAAAATATCTGCTTGTAGTTTCTTATACAAGTTACTCCCTAGTAATTCGTGAACGTGAATGTCTTGAGCAATCTCAATGTATTGTACCACTCTGTCAAAATCTAGGTTTCCTGATATTGGCGTATATCTTACTAGGTCGTCTCTACTGATAAATAATGCTTTCATTTTATTTTCTTTTTTTGCCTTTTGGTTTATAACTTGGGTGGTGGCCTTTGTCTGCTCTATCTATCTGAGCCTCAGCTACTCTCTTGTCATTTCTGTAACGTCCACTCTTAGGGTTAAAGTGTTTTTTCTTAGCTTGTGCTATTGTACTCTTTTTAACTCCATTCATTGCACCACCTCCCCAAGGTGTACCGTCATTTTTAGTCTTCTTTATATATATGCGTCTTTCAAATTTATGATGGCAGTTTACACCGCCTTTATGTTTCCAAATACTATAAGCTTGTTTGTTGTGGCCTAGTACTGAATTAACACCATCTGACTGCATTTTAATAATGTCTTCTTTTCTATATAACCTAGCGGCCGACTCCATAGCTCTACAAAATGGTCGCATCTTTTTGCCGTTACTGCTTTTGCCGTGCTTCTTTGAGCCTTGTACGTAAGCGTAACGAACTTTCACAAACTTATTATCTTGCTTACTATCCTTTGCTCTGTTGTCTGCAGGTGCAAAACTAAGGGCCACGTTTAAAGTAGCGTTTAACATAGTTTCAAAGTCTTCGTCTTCTGTCTCCCCTTCGTCTATACGTGCATCAATACATACCCAATCTTCAGGCATAACTTCGCCTACCTTATTTAGGTATAGTAAAGTCTCGGCCTGTTGCTCTTCAAATGTACACATTAATCTCTAGTCTTTAAGTAAGCACTCATAGCTACTTCAATAGCTGAGCTTAAATTTTGGTCTACCTTATTATTCTCTTCGTCTTTGTCTTCCACCTTGTCTATTTTTTTATCTTCTACCTCGTAACCCTCTTCTGCCTCTTCTTGGTTTTCTTCTGTAAACTCAATAGGTTGTGATGTAATAAAATATAACTCAGGTACTTCTCCGTTAAGCTCTAAGACCTCTTCTAAGGCGTCTAAAATTTCGTCTTGAAAGTTACGTATAACCGTAGAGTTAAATAGCTGAGAAGCTACCATAATCTCATCTGAGTTACTTGCAAGGCCATTGCCTCCGTCTTTAATTCCTAATAACATAGGGCTAGTTACTCTGTGGCCCACTAAAATTTTGTGCATTGCCTCATTTGCTAAATACTCATAGTGAGCAGGTGCATCGTTTAATGAAATGTCTTCTACCGTTGCCTTGCTGTCTGCGTTCTCATTAAAAGCTACAATTACTTTTTGACCTTTAGAGCCTGTAAGCTTCTGCTTAACGTCATTAGAGATAGCTGAGCGCTCTGTAGCTGAAGGTACTCCATTGTTGAAGTTAATAACCTTTGTACCGCTAAAGGAGTTCTTAGCCTCATTAAGTAAGTAGTCAGAAATTTCATTCTCTAGCTCACAATAAGGTAGAGCACCGCTATACCCTACAGGGCTAAAATATGAGTAACCTGAGATGTATGGCTTTAATATAAACAATTCAATAGCTTCTTTTGAGTTACCAAATGTAGGTATCTTTTTAAGTGTATCTGAAGGTCTTTTGTCTACCCAATTTGGGTGGTAATAGTAGTTTTCTATAACTCCATCAGCGTTCATCTTCTCAGGTCTTAAAGTGTGTATAGGAAAATGTTTTATACCTACTACTTTTCTGTCGTTTCCTGCTTTACTGTATATAACCTGCATAGCTGCCATTCCTAACATCTTACGCTCTAGTATAACCTTCTTTAAGTCTCTGTGATTAATTAGCTTTCTTAGCTCCTTAACTTGTGCGCTATCCTTCTCTAGACCATCGATACAAAGACCTTGGCCGTAGATTAAATCAGATATAGACTTTATGGCTGCGTTATTAGTTGCACTCTGTAAGTATTGCTGTATAAGAAAATTGAAGTAATTATTATCTTCTCCATAGGCTACGTAGTCCTTAAGCTTGTCTTCTATAGCTTTTGGCATTTCGTAAGCACTTAAATTAGTTATAGTATAATTCATTAGTCTAGTATTGTATAGTTATTTGATGTGGTTTTTTTTACGTAAACATCTTTATTAATTGAGTAGTCTGTTATATCCTTTTGAGTAGTATGGAGTTTACCTCTGTAAACGATGCTGTGGTCTTCTGTATCTACACCAACTATATTATATTGTGTCTCGTCTTCTAGAAGTAGTAAAGCATCAGAGCCAACTCCTACTCTTTGGTAATACCCCCTAGAAACTACATTACCTGACCATTTAGAAATTCTTTCGTCAGAGCCGTCCTTGTACACGTAAAAATCTATGTCGTCCCCATTACGGCCCTCTAACTCGTTAAGGTCATAGTTTAGGACTATATCAATAGTTGGGTTTGCGTCTGTTATATTTACGTAATTCATTTGTAAAGCCTTTATTTAAAAACACTTTAATCTAGATAATGACACAAAAAAAAGAGCCACCCGTTAGGGTAGCTCTCTTATAGTATTCAAAGTTGGTTATTAGATACCTACAGTTACTGCAAAGTCAGCCATTCCTGCCGTCCCTACAAATTCCTTAGCGAAACCTTTTTCCATTGCTGCGAATGTAAGCTCATATCCTGATTTATCCCCAAGTGAAGCCCCTGTTGAAGTGGTAGCGTTCATTTCAGAGCCAAACTCTTCGCCCATTAGCCATAGTGTCCCGTTGTTATCTTCAATGATAACGTGTGGACGTCCGTAAGCTAATAGCTTTACTTCTTTGTGAGTAGTTGCATCCTGCTTCTTTAAAGAAACCGTAAGCGTCTGCTCAGCAAAAGTAGTCCCGTTATCTCTACTAGATGTTAATGATTGGTCAAAAGTAGATGTACCTCTTAGTTCGTATTTGAAAGCGTCAGGCGTCGCTGCTGTGATTGCTGTTACTGTTTCATCAGTAATAGTTAGGTCTCCCATAGCACCGAAGTTTACGAAATAGATGGCGTTTAAACCTCCTACTGCGTCCTTACATCCTTCTAAACGTCCTGCTGTTATATTGCAAGCCATAATTTTTGTGTATTTAAGTTATTGATATTGAGTTAATTAAGAGCCCCTAGTTAAAGAGGCCCTTTAGGTAATTAGTCTGTTATTAAGACTGAGTAGTTAGAACAAGCTCTGAGCCAATAGCGTATTGTACCGCTGCAGAATAACGCATTACAACTCTCACATTTTGAGACCCGTCGATGTCTGCTAAGTCAATCAAAA